CTTACTGGATACATCTAATCCCTCTAATACAAGTTTAACTGGAGATTCCTCGTGATTCCCAACTATTGCTTCTCCAACTATATCTTCAATTGCCTGATCACACTCTGGCTGAGCTGCTATATCCCTATATTTGAATATAAGATCTACTTCAGACTTTGCCTTATCACCATCAAGGTCGATATAAGCACCAAAATGTCCGCCAGCTTGTATAACACCAGCGCCATCGTCAGTATCTACTCTTGGAACAAAAGAAGGCCTTACAGGCTCTTTACTTTTCCTATTGATTTCAAAACCAAAAAATTCTGCCATAATTTATTACCTATATTATCGGAGGGGATATAAAATCCCCTCGTCTAATATTATTTATCCCCTTAAGTTGTTGTTGAAGCTTCCCAATATTGTACTTGGAACTCAACGGTAAACTCTTCAATCGCTCCCTCTGTCTCGTAGCTAAGCTCGATTGGAGAAACGTTTGTTGGCCAACAACCTCTTAAATCGTATGACTTAAGTGTTGATCCATCTTTGTCAAGTTGTTCAACAGCTAAATCTGCAAAGTAATCGGTAGGATTAACTAAACCAGTATTTGCATTATGGTTGTTAATTCCATTTGACCAACGCTCGAAAGCGTCTCTGAGTCTAAAGTCAGTATCATTGATAACTGTTATTGTCCATGGCTCAAATGATCTCTCACCTGCCATTTTCAATGTTCTACCTCTAAACTTAACCTCTATAGGTGCAAGAATAGAAGCAGGAAGCTGTGCAGCTTTACATAAAAAGGATGTTAATTCGACATCACCTTGGGCATAACCTGGGAAATTTATCAGAACTTTGAATAAATTAGCTCTGGCTCCACCGCCGGTTAGCTTCGACTTAAAATCGTCTATACCTAATATTGCCATTTTTTATTCCTCCTATGCTCCTGCTATTTCGGAGAATTCTACTCCGGTTCTTGTTGCTATGAAGTTCAGAGTTATGAAGTTAATAGATCTTGCAGGCTTGATATAAATATCAGCTACAAATCTGTTTGCATCAATAACTTGACCTGTGTTATTAGTTTCATCACAGATTACTAAGAAGTCTGTAAGTCCACGTCTACCTTTGACATCTCTAAGGAAAGGCTCAACCAAGTTTCTGAATTGTGCACGAGTAAACTCGTCATTGAATTCAAATAACTGGAATTTAGCAGCCGTAGAGATTGCTTTTTCCAAGACTATGAAAAGTCTTCTAACATTAATTCTGTCAAATGCTGATGGTCTGCTTAACAGTGTTTTATCACCGAAAAGAAGTGTTCCTTGTCCAGGGAGTGAAACAATAGGATTTACTCTTGCTTTATAAAGAGTATCTCTATCAGCTTGTTTTGGATTAAATGCTAGTTTTGTTACGCCTAGAATCTGTCCTCTGTTCAATCCTGCAGGGCTAAACCATGCGTCTGCGACTCTATCTGCATTTGCACATAATCCAGCTTGATGTCCTGAAGCACCAATATATCTGTATACATCGTTATATTTGTCGTATACATAAAGTGCTGTAGAATCACAAGCTACATATGATGTAGATGTAAGTGCGTCTGCAAATGCTTTAACATCAGCAGCAGGTGTTGAAGTTCCAACTGTATCTTCAATTGGAGGAGATACGAATCCCATACAATCTTTTCTAGCGTTACAAAGTGTTATAACTTTAGATGCGATTGTAGATTCACCATTTGCATCAGGTGTTGCAAAAAGTAGATTTACATCCACTGTTTCTGCATCAGCAAATAGATCTAATCCAGTTGAGATTTCTCCAGCAGTTGGAGCATTATCATCTGTACCTCCAGAGAGAGATGATTCTAGTGCGGCTCCGTTAGTTGTAAAGGTTGAAGTACTAGCTATTGTTGAACCAGCATCAGAAAGGTTTGTGTCGTGATCGGACCACCAAATATAGTCAGAGTTATTGTTAATAACATCTTTATAATAATTAGTTGTTCCATCAGCTTTCTTCGCATCTGAACCTTGTGATACAAATGCAAATGTTTCTAATACTTGACCTGGTGTACCTGAAATAGCTCCATCCTCGTCAATGACTGCAATGTGCAATTCATCATCAGCAGAAGATTGTCCTAGATCTGATGCATAATCAGAAGTTCCAGGAGCAGCTTCGAAGCTTGAAGAATATGCCCATCCTGCGAAGTCAGTAACTCCAGCAGTAATCATTGAGACTTTAAGGCTATTACCTAATACGCCAGGGTATTTAGCTACCCAACTACCTACATCTAACTCGCCATTTGAATAATTGTCTTCATAATGACTCTTATTCTTAATGAGTTGTCCTGTTCCATCGGAGGTAGAGTTTAAATTACCTGTTGCAACACGGACTACTTTCAGTGCGTTTCCATACTTTAAGAATGACGCAGCTACTAGAAAGTATTTAAAAGTATTGTTGTCCGGAGAACCAAACTTTCCTACTAATTCATTTTCTGAACTAACAGTACTGATTTCTTCTACTGGACCCCAATTGAATGAGCCTGCAAATCCACCAATAGATGTTGAAACTGCTGGGACTACATTCGTAGCATCGATTTCTTTGATTTCGACGCCAGGTGATACTAAAAATGCCATCGCTTTGTCCTCTATTTTATTGAGTTAGTTAATAAGTTACACATAATACGAATATTCAATACATTTATTTATAAATAATCATGTTTCATCGTTAATGATCTGAATCATCATTCCTTAATGCAACATCACTTACAACAAATAATCTATTCGGATGTACTGATATATTGAACTTTGTCATAAGTTTTCTGTTTACTAACATCTCTGACGCAGTATCCTTTTCAGATAATCCTAATTCTACTGTATATTTCCTATTGTTAAATGTTATACCATGTTCTATTACTGGTCTTCTATCAAATTCTTTTAATCCCCTTTTTGGCTCTGATATGTAAAGGATTTTACTTCTAAATTTGTTTCCATTCTTTTGCCATATTACACTGTCACCCTTTATTTCCATATTGTCTACATGTAGCATTGTTGCAGAAGCTGAGTTACCAGTATCGAATTTAGCTCTTATAGGATTCTCTTCCATCCCATCTAATATAATACTTTCGATATATCCAACCTCTTGTCTCATAAGAGGTCTTCTTCTTTTTTCTTCTGTAAAGAATAAAAGTACATCAGTCAATATCTCTATATCAGATATTTTTCTAGTAGATTCCCCTGTTTCTAAATCATATCCCATAAAGTGTGATCTTATTCCTGGGGATCCGTTTACTTCTAAAACATATAATTTATCACCAACCTTTGCATGATCTACTCCACAGTATGAGCATCTTGTTGCTCTTGCTGCAGAAACTACTAATTGTTTTTCTTCGTCCGAAAGCTTATAGGGTAATGTTTTAGCACCTAAATGAACGTTATTGCGGAACTCGTCTGAATCCTGCTTTACCCTTTCAGCACTTCCAATAATTTTTCCATTTACTAGTAAAGTTCTTACATCTGATTTTAACTCCAAATACTCTTGTAAAAGAACATCTGCATTAAATTTCCATAAAGACTGACAAACAGAAACAAGAGAAGACATATCATTTACCTTTGATACACCAACGCCCTGTGTTCCTGTTAAGGTTTTTATAATAACTGGGAATTTACCCCCGATATTTTTATGGGCTTCTTCAATACTTTTAACATTGTTTACAATAGAGGTTCTTGGTATATTAACATTTCCCCTTTCCATAGTAATAGCATTTGACATCTTATTATCACAAAGAAGCATACTTTCTAAATCATTTATTAGGAAAAATCCTACAGTTTGCAAAGAAGAAACCAAAGCTTGAGCTGTTAAGGAATGCAGAGCTCCAGCTCTTACAAAGATGATAGTATTTTCTACATTTAAAGTAATATCTTTATCCTCACCATCTATATTCCGAATAGTTACCTCTCCAATTTCAATATCTTTAGATGATATAAAAGCTTCATCAACTTCTACCATCGTACTTTTCATACCAATCTTCTGAGTTGCATCTTGGATTAAATCCGCAAAAGTTCCCTCTTGGTCTCCTTTACCCAATATAACAATATGAAGATCCTCTATTTTTACTGGCTCTTCTTGTTTTTCTTCTTCTAAAAAGTTATTGAACAACTTCATATACTTCTCTTCCATTCCTGTTCTAACCAGATGTTTCCATCATCGTCTTTACTATATTTATGATCGTTATACGGTGCACCTTCAATAAAACCAAAAGGTAACATATCATCTTGTATTGCCTTTAATCTTTCCCTATAAAGCATATCTTTCATATCGATATTTGTTAAAGTCTGAAACACATCAGTTGTTGTAAACCAACCAAATAAAACTAGGTTCATCATCAAGTCATCATGGTTTGGTGCTTGAGCTGCAAAGCTATTACCAACTGCAACAAAAGTACTCATTTCAATAATGGTTTGGGAATCAACTATCTTAATTTTTTTCTGTTCTACTAAATCTTTTATACTTGAACACCCAATTCTTTTAACCCTTCTGGTCATTGTAGCGCCCAAAGCATTAGACTTCACTGTAGATTCCACAAACATATTCTCATATTCTAAATCATAATATAAACCATTACACACGACAGAACCCTGATCATTACTCTCTACAATCACGTATGCTTGATTATAATTTGTAGCATACTTGTATATAATATCAGGCATTAAAATCGGAGATATTAGATTGTCTCTAAAGGTTGCAACCTGTTCAAATGGATTTGTTGTAACATCTATAATATTAAAGGTTGTGTAGTCCTGTCCTCTACCCTTCGCTGTATCCACGCACATCACGTATTCGTGATCCTCTATCGGTGGCTTATAGATATACACATTTTCTTGTATAAATTCCGGTTCTATACTTTTTTGTGCTAATAGATGATTAGAAGCTATAAGAGTATTACCTCTTCCATGGAAAGTATTACCAAACTCTTGTTCAAACTGTAATTCAGATGTATTAGCAATTGTCGACTCTTTCCATTTTTCATCTCTTCCTGGAACGTCCCACCAATCTACTCTAAAGTTTTTAAATTCATTTGTTTTTTGTACGGCACCTTCCCAGATTTTATGAAATACATTTCCAACACCATTAGCAGTAGAACAAATTATAATTTGTGTATCTTTACCGGAAGTAATTACGGGATAGGTAGATGTATAAAACTGTGCATCGTTTTCAACAAATGCAAACTCATCCAAAAATAATAAGTTAATGGACATACCACGAATTGAACTAGCTGATGTTGCATTAGCTATAATACGGCTATTATTACTAAACTCAACACTACCTTTATTTAAGGCTTTA